TGTTCGTGGCCTGCACCAGCACGCTGCTGGTCAGCATGGCGTTCTGGCGCACGCCCGTCGTGGCGCTCATGCCCGATATCACACCCTCGCAATTCCGCTCGCAGGCCAACGGCATCATCAACCTGATGGGCGGCGTGGGCACCATCATCGCCTCACTGGTCGGCAGTTCACTGTATGAGATCAACGTCAACTTCCCGTTCTGGATGGGATCCGCGCTGACGGTGATCGCCGCCCTGCTGGTCTTTTTCTTCATCAAAGAGCCCAAGGAATATGAAGAGACCGAGAAGGAACCGAATATGTTCGAGAGCCTGCGCGAACTGATGAACGACGAAGACAAAAGCGGATTGCGCATCCTGTTCGCCATCTTCTTCTGGTTCCTGGCCTACACGGGCATCGAAGCCTTCCTCACCTTGTATGCCACCAAATACGTCGGCATCACCGAAGGCGACGCGGGGCGTCTGACAGGCCATCTCGGACTCTTCTTCGTGCTCTTCGCGCTACCGGCCGGTCTGCTCGGCAGCCGACTCGGGCGGCGCATCACCATCTCGATCGGCATCGTTAGCATGGCTGTGCTGATCTTCGGCCTCTTCATCCTGCCCGCCTCCACGCTCGCCGCGCAGGTCGCAAGGTTCCGTTGCTGGGCACCGTCCACGTCATCAGCCTGTTGCTCATGCCAGCTGGTATCGCCTGGGCCTTGATCAACATCAACTCGCTGCCCATGGTCGTGGACCTGACCACCGCCGCCCGCGTCGGCACCTTCACAGGACTCTATTACCTCTTCTCGACCTTCTCCGCCATCGTCGGCCCCAACCTGAATGGTGCCATCGTCACCGTCAGCGGCGGGCAATACAACATCATCATGGTCGCCAGCCCGCTCTTCCTGATCATCGCCCTGGTGCTCATGCTTGGTGTCAAAAAGGGAGAGGCGCAGCCTGCGGCATGAAGCGCGGCCTGGCTTTCCTTCTTGCGTTCTGCCTTTTCCTGACCGCGTGCACTCCACCCCAGGTGGATTGCGCGCGGTCGGATGTCTATTGCGTGGGGCTGGTCACCGACACAGGCGGTTTGCAGGATTATGGTCTGACACAATCGGCCTGGGAGGGCATCCAAAAGGCGTTGGCCGACGGCATCCTCCAAAAAGCGGACTTCATCGAATCAGTGGACGCGCGCGACTACGCCAAAAACCTGGCCTACTTTGCGGAGAGGAAGTACGACGTGATCGTGGCCAGCGGCATCAGCCTGGAAGATGAGACCCTTCAGGCCGCGGACCTGTATCCTGATTCCGTTTTCATCGGCCTCGACCAGGCCCCCGATCCAACCCGCAAAAACTTCATCTCTGTGACCTTCCCCGAAGACCAGGGCGGATTCCTGGCGGGGGTGCTGGCAGCCGGCATGACCCAGACCGGCGTCGTTGGCGCGGCCTGCGAGACGGCAGGAATCCCGTCCAACTGGCGGGCTTGCGAAGGCTTCCGTGCCGGGGCCTTGCACGCGAACCCCGACCTCAAGGTGTACGTCACCTACCGCGAGGACGGCTCACGCGAAGACCTCTTCCGCGACGAGGCCTGGGGCCGCCAGACCGCGCTCGGGATGATCGAAGACGGCGCGGATATTGTCTTCGGCGTGGGCGGCGGGACGGGCCAGGGTGCGGTGGTGGCCGCGTCCCAGGCCGGGCTGGTGCTCTTGGCGCCGATATGATTGCCCAGAATGAGGAGATGGGCCTGGGCCACGGCGGTGGTGATGGCGGGGGCGGCGGGGGCGGCGGGGGCCGTGAGGGCGGAGGGCGTGGGGGCGGGCAGGCTGGGCCGGCTGATGGCCAGGGTGACGGTGGTCTTGGCGCCCAGGGCACCGTCCCGCGCCGCCGGGTCCAGGCTGTGGCGTACGGCGAACACCTTGCCGCGGCAGTCCACGCCCCCGGCCGTGAATCGTACGGTATGACTCCGGGTGATGAGAGGGTTGAGGCGGGTGTCGAACGTCACCCGGTTTTGCCGGTGGCTGGCGCGGAGGATGCGCTGCCCCTGGGCCAGCAGGGTCTCGATGGCGTTGCCGGCCTGGGCGCGGCCCGTGGCGGCGTCGTCGGTGGCGTCGTGCAGCGTCTCGATGGACAGGTAGGGACGGGCCAGCACGGGGGCGGCGTTGGCGTCTTCTTCCCAGGCCGCCGCGTCAAATGTGGCGGCCAGTGCGCCGCGAATATCGCGCTGGGCCCGCGCATCCACGCCGGCGTCGGCGCAGTCCAGGGTGAGGGTGTAATGCTCGTCCACGCTCTGGGCCCAGCGGCGGCCCAGCCAGGCCCGGAACATCACCGCCATGCCCTCGAATCCGGGGTACTGGTGCCACTGCCCGCCCAGGTTATACCACTCATGGTCCATGCGCATGTACTGCACGTCCTCGAGCTTGGTGAGGCCCGAGTTGGTGATGGCCTCCTCGATCATCGCCACGCTGGGCGGGGCGATGGGGTCCGCCAGCAACTGGGTGGCGCCGCCGAAATCATAGACCGCCCGGGTCTCGCGCAGGCGCAGGCGGCTGAATCGGTAGTCGAATTCGGCCACCACCCGCTGCACCAGATCGGCCTGGGTGGCCAGTTTAAGCCTCAGGCTGCCCCAGACGTAATCCGCCCCGCCCACGGTCCAGTCCGGCGTGGGCTTGGCCGCCCAGGGCGTCAGGGCCGGGCTGCCGTCCGGGCCGAGGTCAAAGGCGGCGCACAGAGTGGAGAGCCGATCCTCCTGCTGTTGCAGGGGCGTGGCATCCTCCTGGAACACCCCAGCGCTCCACCGGCTGCCGGGCAGCAGATCGGCGCCGCCGGCCACCAGCACGTCGCCGCGATTGTCCACGGCGGTCAGCGTTAACGCAAAGCTGGCGGCGTCAATGTCCACCGTGTCCACCCGGCCCACGAACAAGGGGACGACCTGCTGATAGCTGCCATCGTCCGGCAGCCACACATATTCCAGCAGCACGTCCCGGCCCACGTAGGCGGCGGGGTCCACCGGCCCGGCGGCGGGGCGCAGGGAAAACCGCGCGGTGGCGGCCAGGCCTTCCTCGCCGCCCGCCTCCATGGGGCCGATCAGGCGGGAGGAGACATCCGTCCCGCCCACCGTGGCGCGATAGCCCCAGCCGTGGGCCGCGCCGGCGAGCATGGCCGCCACGTCCACCACCTGGAGGCGCAGGCCCCAGGACGGCTGGACCGTGCCCCAGACCCGGAGCTTGAGGCCCCACGACGGCTGGAGGGTGAGAGGCACCACCTCCAGTCGCAGCCCCCAGGAGGGCTGGATGACGCCATAGGGCGCCCGGCCATAGGGCGTGGTGCCGTAAGGCGCGCGGCCGTACATGTCAGGCGAACACGCGGAACGACCCGAAAACGTCCGTGCCCGTGTAAACCAGATCCACCAGCACGTTGGGCTTGCCGGAGGACTCGGCGGGCGCGCCGGCCTCCCAATGGAGCGTCATGCCCGACGGCGCCCAGAATGTGTAGGTGATGCCGCCGCCCCGCAACAACAGCGTGGTGCGGGTGGCGGTTTCGATGTCCTGGCCGTTGGCATCGAACCCCGGCACGGCTTGCGGGTCCGGCAGATGCACATCGTGGGCCGTGCCGTTGTACGTGCTCGCCACGTGGTCGTTGAACACGCCCGCCAGCGGGGAATGGGACGTGGTGTAGGGGTCCGTGAACACCGCGCGCTCAATGCTGCGCAGGGTGCGCATGGTCTGGGCATTGGGCGCACAAATGACCGACACGGGCCCGGCCAGGCCGCCAGACGGTGCCGCGTAGAGCACGGTCAGGTCGTTGCCGGATACGTCCGTCAGCACCGTATTGATCACGGTGGCCCCCGAGGTCAGGGTGACGGGGATGCGCACGCCCGACACATCCCCGCCAGGCGGCGGGTTGTCCACCGTCAGCGTATTGCCGTAGGCCGCCATGCCCGCCGCGGCGGTGGCCGAATAGTCGTTGACGAAATCCAACATCACGCCTCCTCGATGGTGACGGTCCAGCTCCGCCGTGCCTGCCACGGCTCGGCGCTGGCCTTGTGGGTGATCTGCCCGGTGAACTTGGGCCAATAGCGCACCTGGTAGTGCTGGGCCCCGGACACGACCGTCAGGGTGGCCACGTTGCCCACCAGGGCCAGGGGGGTTCCCACCAGCAGGCCGTCCACCAGGGCAAACCCCACCGGCGTGTAAATGCCCCCGCTGCGCCGGCCGGCGGGCAGGGTGATCACGTTGCCGGTACTGGCGATGGCCCGGTGCTGGGCGCACTCCACCTCCACCACCGCGCCCCGGTTGAGTCCGTCCAGCGGCGCCGGCAGGCCGCCCCCGCCGCTGAGGGTGGTGGAGAGCAGATAATTGCGGGCCACGCTCGGCCACGCCCGCTGAATGCTCAGGCTGCCATCCCCCATGCGCCCGGCGCTGATGCCGGCGATCTCGTCATACGTCTGCGAAAACTCATCCGTCAGGGCATACAGCGGGATCTCGATGCCGCCGATGATCAGGGTGGGGATGTTCATCGCCGGGCTCCGGTTTGCAGGGCGGCGCTGCGCAGGGCGGCGGCCACGTCAGGCTCGGCATAGACCGGGTAGCTGGCGCCGCCCAGGCCGATGTCGATGCGGCCCAGGTGGGGGAAGGCGGGAGCGCCCACGGCTCCGCCGGCGGCGAAGCTTGGCAGGCCGCCCACGGCGCGGGTGACCGGGCCGCCATCGGCGTAGCGGTTCATGGCCGCCAGGCGCTCCACGCCCCAACGCCGCACGGCCGCCGCGCGCATGACGAATTCGCCGGGCGAAAGCCAGGCCAGCAGGTTGTCGGAGGTGTCCGATCCGGGGCCGGTGATGAGGCCGCCGGCGGCCTTCTTGGGCGCGTCCTTGTAGGGGTTTTTGGCATCCAGCAGCATCTTGTCCTGGGCCTGGACGATGACGCGCTGGATGATGGGGTTGGCGTCGGCGAAGGTTTGCAACTTGCCCTGCGCGTCCTTCAGCGCGGCCTCGGCGGCGGCCTGGTCGATGCCGATCTTGATGGCCTCCAGGGTTTTGGCAATGCCTTGCAGCTCGATCAGCTTGTTCATCGCCGTTTCCTGCTCGCCTTCCGCCTTGGCGGCGGCCTTGTCCAGGGCCGTGTTCTCAATGGTGTCCAATTCCTTGGCCATGCCGGACAGCATGAGGTTGGATTCGGTTCCCGCTTCTTTCATCGCGCGTAGGGACTCGCGCAGGGCCTCCACCTGGCGCAGGGCCTCCTCCGGGTCGCCGCTGACGGCGGCCTGGCGCGCGGCGGCCTGGGCGTCCTGGAAGTCGCCATAGCTCAGGTCTTGCGGCTTCTTCTTCGGGCCGGCCAGCAGTTCCGCCTCGAACGCCGCCTGGCGCTTGACGGCCTCGGCGCGGCGCTTCTGGATGTCCTCGACCTTCTTGCCGGCCTCCTCGTACAGTTTGGCCTGGGCGTCCAGGGCGGTCTTGAGCTTGGGGCGCAATTCGGCCTGGGTGCGCGCGAGTGCGGCGGAGTGGTCCTTTTCCAGCTTCAGGCGGGCAGCCAGCACGGGGCGCAGATCGGCCAGGGCCTTGACATAGACATCCCTCTGGGCGGCGGCTTCGGCCTTCGATTTTGAATCCCCATAAGCGCCACGTCTCGCCTCGGCCTCAAACAGTGCGTTGTAATACGCCACGGCACCCCGGAGACGTTCGCGGTAGCCTTGCACCTCCTGGGTCGCCAGCTTCTCCAAGGCTTGGCCGGTCAGCACGGCTGTATTTGCATACGCCTGAGTGTTCGCCAGGGTTTCCCCCAGCGCTGCCGCAGACACCCTGCGGCTTCTGCGCAGATCCTCTTCCCGGCCTCGCAGCACCATCAATGCCACCCCGGCGGCAGCGGCCGCAGTAGCCAGCAACACGAGTGGGTTGGCAGACAAGGCCAAAAGCGCCAATCTGGCGGTTCCGGCGGCTTTCGCGGCTTGCAACAATTTTGCCGCCAGGCCAATTACGCCGACACTCACCGCCGCCAGGCCCCCCACTACAGTGGCGTCTGCGACCAGGCCAAAGTTTGCCGCCAGCAGCTGGATGTCCGCCGCCAGCTGCTGGGTCACTCCCGTAGCCTCGCCGGTCTGGCCAATGTATTGCGTGAACGCATTGGAGAGCTGCTGGCTGGCGCCGTCGATTGTCAGGGGCAGCTGAGATACTTCTGTACGCAGTTGCTGCAACGCCTCCGCCGAGCTGAATACCTGTGTCAATGCCTCGCTGGTAAGTTGCCCGTCTTCCGCCATTTTACGCAGCTGCCCGACAGGCACCCCGAGTCCATCCGCCAGCACGCGTGCCAGGCGGGGGGCATTCTCCATCATGGCGTTGAATTCTTCGCCGCGCAGTACTCCGCTGGCAAATGCCTGGCTCAGCTGAAGCATGGCCGATGCAGACTCGGCCGTGCTGGCGCCGGAAATCTTGAGCGAAAGCGCCACGGATTCAACAATTTTTCCCGTGTCTCGCTGGCTTTTGCCCATGTCCCGCAGGGATGGCGCCATGCGTGCATACAAAGTGGACACAGCCGACAACGGCGCTTGTGCCGCCTTTGCAATGCGGGCCAGATCAGTCTGAGCGGCCGAGAACTCAGCAGTGCCACGGGTAACCAGTGCCAACCTGGCATTGAGGTTTTGGTACTCGTCAGCTCGGTTTGCCAGCCCCTCCAGGCTAAACGCCACGGCCTGGGCACCCTGAAAAGCAAGGAATAGATTCTGCGCCCGGCGCAGGCTGACGCTGATGGAATCAATACCCGCGCGCATCTTGCCGGCAGCGGTGACAGCGGAATCATTCTGCGCAAATTGACTGGACAGCCGCTGGCTGAATGCATTATTTCGAGCCGCCCGCTGGACGATGGCAATCGTGTCTGCATCAGCTTGAGCATCTGCCGCGACGCGAGATTGACGGGTCGCCACCAAGGCGGCCAGCTTCTGTTCCAGGGCAACGGCCCTGGCTTTTACGGCGTTGTACCGTTCCGCCTCTGCGGTAGCCCTGCGTTCTTCTTCCGACAGCTTCCTGGCTGCTGCCTGCCCAGCGAGCTTGTTTTGCAAGTCTTTCGCCCGGGCGGCGGCGTTCAATTGGGTGGTCAGCCTGGCCTGCTCGGCGGCCAGGTTTCTGGTGTCAACACCGGCTGCCGATAAACCCGCCTCCAGCCCCCGGACGGCGGCCATCTGCCTGTTGAATGCCTTCTCTGCGGCCAGCGCCTCCCTTTTTGCCCGCTCGGTATCCTTAGCCAGTTCCTTCAGCGCCTTGGCCTCGCTGACGCCGTTTGCGGATTGACGCAAGAACTCCACCTTGCGCTTTGCCTCATCCAGGGCCTTGCCCAGGTCATGGGCCTGTCTGGTTGCGACGCCGAAGGCATCGATCTTCGTCAGCTTGTTATTAACGTCTGCGGACAACGCAGCGATGCCGGAACGCATCTGCTGCAAACCCGCAACGCCCGCTTTGGCATCGGCCGTCAGCTTTAGTGCTAGAGTGAGGTTGCGATCCGCCACGATTTATCCCAATGGATGCCTATTTACTGCTGATAGCGCTTGGCGCTGCTCTATTACTCATCACCATGCACCCGATGGCCTGGGCGTTTGCCGGCATCGTGTTTGTCGGGCTTGGGCTGCGAATGGCATGGCTGGTGTTTGCCATGCTCTTCAGCCGCTGAGCCCCTCCACCGCCGCGCGCCACACGCTCCACGGGTAGCCCCAGACTTGGGCGTGGCCGTGGGTGGCCAGGGCGCACGCGGTGGCCTCTAGGTTGCGGCGAGCGTCGCCAGGGCGGCGCGGCCCAGGTCCATCAGCCGCGCCCGCATCCCGAAAAAATCCGCGTTCACCTCCCGCGCCGCGTCAAATACCTGGCGCAGCTCGGCGGGGGTTAACGCCTCAACGGCCTCGGACGTGAGGTCGGTGAGCAGGGCCATGTCCGCCAAGCGGAAGTCCTCGAACAGGGCCGCGTCCACCACGTCCTCGCCGCCGGCCGTCTCCAGGTCCTTGAGCCAGACGCGGATGTCGGCCACGGTGAGCTCGCGCACCTGGACGGCCATGCCGCCCACCTCGATCTGCTTGGCGTAGGGGTGCATGCTCCGCCCTACGCTCATGCCGCCCGGCCGTTGATGTACAGGCTGGCGCGGCCGTCGTCGGGCTTCTGCACCTTGACGACGAAGCCGAGGGTCTGGACTTCCTTGCGGCTCTTGAAGGCCGCTTCGCCGTTGGGGCCCATGACGCAGCTGGGAATGAACAGGTCGCGGTTCTCCCCGGCAGTGTTGTCGGCGATGTAGCGCAGCGCGCCGGTCTTGGCGCCCAGGTCGTTGCTGGTGATCTCACTCCAGCTCACGGCCGAGGTGCTGTAGTCGCTGGTGATCACGGTGTTATCAGCAATGCCGCCGCCTGGAACGATGTAGATACGGGCCAGGTCGGTATCCAGCACGTAGTCGGTATTCAGCACGTGGGTGGTGGCTCCGGCCTTGATTGCCACTGCTGTCACCTTGCGGATGCCGGCAGGGTTGTTGGCGTCAACCCCAAGTTGATACCACTTACCCTGCTTCACACCCACGCCGCCGTTGATGGGCTTGGCCGTCACCGGGGCTGAAGTGGTGGTTTTCGCGGCCACGTCACCGATCACAAACATGGCCAGCGCGGCATCGATGATGTTTTTGGTGCTGAGAGTGAAGTTGCGCGAAACCTTGGTGGTCTTGTTCAGCAGGGGCTCGGCCACGGGACCATCATCACTCAATACTTCGAACGCCTCCTCGGTAATCTGCAGCGAAAATCCGGGCGTCTCAGCCAGATACAGCTCGCCGGTGCCGTCGTCGAAGTATACCCGGCCGGAACCGAGCACGATGTTGCGGGAGGTAGGCAGGGACATGGTGTCTGCTCCTTACTGGTTGACTTGAGTCATGGTGGCCGACTTGTCCATGGCCAGCTCGTGGGCCTGGATGCGTTCCGCCTGGTCGGGCCACACGGAGATCTTGGCGCCGGCCGGATGCAGTACGCCGCCGTGGTCATGGGGGTGCTTCAGGGTGATCTCCACCCGCTTGGGCTGAGATTTGACGGGATCGGGCATGCTGGCTCCTCGCGCTGGATGGGTACGGGCCATGATCGGCCCGCGCGCGATGGAGGTCTTTTAGCCTGGGCTAAAACAGGTAGCCCAGGTGGAGGTCAGCCGAAGATACGGGTATGCAGTTCCAGCACGGCCTGGTGGCAGAGCACCCCGGCAAACATGACCGGCTCGCTTATCAGCAGCTGCAGGCCATCCGCATCAGGGGTCACGATGGTATCCACCGCACCACCCAGTGTGAGGTCGGCGTCGAACGCGGCCCGTAGGGCCTCGATGGCGGCGTCGAATTCAATCTCGGAGGCGGCCGCGTCGGACAGGGCGCGGTAGCCGGTAATGCGCCACACGTGACGGGTATCAATGATGCTGTCATCACCGCTCACCCGCTGGGTGCGTACCCGACGCACATTCCAGCCCTGGATGCGGTCGCCGTATAGGTACAGGCCGCGAAAAGATTTTTCATCCACGGCAAACCGCTCGTAGTCGTGGACCACGCCTATGTCCGGGATAGCGGCCAGTTTGGCCACTATGGCGGCGCGGATGGTGGGTAGGTCACTCATCTCACCCCCTGGCCAGGTTCTTCACCTGGTACTCGTAATCCGCCTGCAGCGCATCGGCCGCGCCGTAGGCGGCCTTCAACGTCAGCAGCTTGGTCTCGTACAGGTTGCCCGAGTTCTGGACGGCGTTGTCTGCCGGGGTGAGAGTGATCTCCACCTGGCTGGCGGCGGCCAGGGGCACATCCGACCGCAGCACGGCGCCGGTGGTCAGGCAGTGCAAGCTGTACGTCAGCGACGCAGGCGCGGCCAGGGCGCCGGCCTTGTCCTTGAGGGACACGGTGACGTAGGCCGTGCTGCCTTCGTTGACGATATTGCTCATGGCATCAGCTCAGGGTGATGGACAGGTCCAGCGTCCAGGTCTGGCCGCTGGCCTTGGTGCCCTGGGCGCTCACCTTGCGGTTCAGGTTCTTGCCGGCGGCGGCGCCGTTGTCCACGCTGAATTCGTTCCAGGCGTAGTTGGCATCGGCGCTGCCAAACACGGAGCGGAACGTGATGGTTTGGCCTGAGCGGGACGGGTAGCTCGCCTCCATGGCCTTGTAGGTCTTGTTGCTGGCGGCTTGCAGATCCGTCTGGGAGGCGGACTCGGCGGTGCTGGAATCGCCCACGCCCAGGCGTGCGTTGGTGTTGTTGAATGCGGTACCGCCGGTGCCGATGCCCAGGTCCAGCAGGGCTTGGATGCCCTCGTTGAGCAGCAGGTTGCCATCGATCTCAACCTGCTCGTAGGCCTCGCCCCGGGCGAAGGCAGCATCGTCCAAGTACTTGCGGATGGTCCAGTGGGTCTGGTACGTGATGTGGTCATGCAGCACGGCGTTCATATGGGCTCCTGTCAGTTGAGGGTGAACACGGCCGAGCGCTGGCGGAAATTGAATTCCGCCCGGCGCTGGGCCAGGGTGAAGGTGATGGAGAAGATCCGCGCAGCGGAATCAAAGCGAAGCACGGCGTCTGCGCCGGTGGCGGATTCCACCAGGGCAATGACCGCCTGGATGGCCAGCAGGTCCGTGCCCAAGCCGGCGTCGCTGACCGGCACGGCCACGGCCACGGAGAGGGCGTCCGCGCCGGCGCCTGCATCCAGGATCTGGATCAGGGTGGCGGTGAGCACCGACAGGGCATCCACGCCGCTGCCCCCATCGGCCAGCTGCAGGGCGGCCTGGATCACCGTGGCGTCGGTGCCCGCACCGGTATCCGCCAGGCCCAGGGCCACGGACACGGCGCCAATGGCATCGGCCCCGCTGCCCGTGTCCAGGATCTGGATGAGCGTGGCGGTGAGCAGATTGACCAGGTCGGCACCGGCGCCGGCATCGGCCACATGGAGGGCAACCGCCAGGGAGAGCGCGTCGGCGCCGGCACCCGCGTCCGAGACGGCCAGCAGGGCGGCCAGGGTGATGGCGTCAGCCCCGGCGCCGCTGTCGGCCAACTGCAGCGCGGCAGCAGTGCCGGGCATGGCGTCCACGCCCACACCGCTGTCAGTCATGGACAGGGAGACCGCGATGCCGCCCAGGGCGTCTACGCCGGCGCCGGAGTCGGTGACGGAGATGGTGGTTCCCCCCGAAACCGGAGCCTTAGCTACCGCCCACTTGCCGACAGCTTCCTTGCCGACGGCCATGGATTACTCCGGCCAGCCGATGCTGTAGTCGTAGGCCAGCACGGCCTCCACGGTGCCGAGCGCATCCACGGCATACTTGTGAGCCTTGGCGGCGGCGTGGACGTGCAGGCCATGCACACCAAGCGCCTGCACCAGCCCCAGCACGCCCACGGCGTCCAGGCTCAGCGTACTGTTGTCCGAACAGGTCCATGGCACGAGGTAGTCCGGCACGCTGTTGGCGATGGCAAGTTGGGCCGTGGCACCGGCCACGGAGATACGTTGGCAGGATACCGGGTCGGAGTCGATGGTCTTGCCCGCATAGACAAAACCGCCTTGCTCACGACGGTTCCGCTCGGCGTTGATCTGGGCGCGCGTGGCCAGTTTGGCGGCGCCGAGCACTTCCTCGGCAGTTGCCACGCGTCGGCCACCATCCGCAGTGTCAACCCTGTACGATCCATCTCCCATGTCAGCCACACCAACACAATCAGGTACATCAAAATGGGTAAGAATATTCATGCCTGGATACTCCCGGACAAGCCACCATAATCAAATGTCACACTCGACGCGCCGAACTCAAGCAGAGCCAGGTAGTTGTACCCAAGGTTTGGGGCATACAGCACGTAAGCGGAAGACACATCCCCATTGACAATTCTGGTGCTGAACTGCCCGGACCACGTGGCTGAATTAAGCCCAACGCCAATTTTCCCGGAGCCGTTATTGATCGTGGAAACCGTTGATCCTGACACCGCACCGTCTATCAAACCAACAACAAATTGGACTTGAGCGGCAGAGTTGTTGTTGTAAAACCGCCACGCGCTAGTTGTGTAGGAGTGGGAGGCCGCGCCGGATGTGTACGCTAACCCTCGCGCTGCACGGTTATACATGTTCCACAGGCACCTATTGAGCCCGGAGTCTTCGGTGGTCGTGGTGCTCGTGGTGTAGATGGTGCCCAGGTAAAGGCTGGTCTTGTCTCCCGTTTTGCAATATCTGCCATCCTGCATACTGACGCCTGTGTCCCTGGCGGACGCACTTGACCAGGCCAGCTTTTCCAGGGTGACCGCGCCGCCCGCCAGGAGGGCGAAGATGTCGTATGGAAGGCCTGATGTGACTGTGCCAAGCGCCAAAGAAGCAGACGTAAATTCTGTTGGGGACCATCCAGCGCCATCCCACAGCGATACGATGTTGTGCTTGTAGGGCAGGTAGTAGATCGTGGTTTTGGCGGTTTGATCGGATGACGGGATCGGGTCCGCGCTGTCCAGAGACAGCCGACCACCCGGAATCAGCGCTGGTGCGGCGATGTTCGCGCGGTTTATACGCTCCGCACCGTTGACCACATAGACCTTGGCCGCCCCGGAGAGACTGAGCGCCGAGCCCGTGCTGGATGCCTCAAGCGTGCCACGGGTGAGCGTTGTACCAGAGTGGGTGTATGTGCAGTCCCGCGCGATCTCCCAGGCTGCGCCATCCTCGATCAGGATGTCCACACTGGCATTCGCACCGTAGGCGGCGGCGAAGGACTGATAGCCGGTTTCCGCACTGGCGAGGGTGATTGTGCCGGTGCCTGGTGTGCCGCTCACAGACATGCCGACGCGGTTTTTGATGGATGGGGGGCCCATGGTTTATGTCCTGTATTCAGGTGGCAGTTGCCTGCGCAGGTGCTCGGATGCGTAGCTATCCCGGCAGTGGCCGGGTTCGAAGAGGCTGTCGATGAGCCTTATCCAGCCCCGGCGCTGCTCGCGCCAGGCCCGGGCCGATACGGTTTCGTCCGGCCAGCCGGACAGCAGGGCGTTCCAGGCCTGGTCCTCGCCCAAGGCGTTGCGCCAGGTGTACTCCCCCCCGCCGCAGCAGCAGGGCCACCGTCAGCACCAGGGCGCGCAGCCAGGCAAAGAGCACGGTGACGAGGGCGATCTTGAGGGTGCGCATCAGGTCGTCCCCGCAATCCGCGCCAAAATCCGCTCCACAGCCGCTGTGAACTGCCGTTGCAGCTCTGCCTGGTTGACCGGGTGCTGAAACGCGTCGCGGAACATGAAGTGGCCCTTGGTGCCCACCTTGCTGATCTTGCGGGCAATGGCGAATGCCGCGCTGCGCCCTTCCTTGCCTGTTTTACCCAGCTTTACCCGCACCCAGTCCTGAATGGCCAGCACCGGGGGGAAATGAGGCTTGGTGCCCAGTTCCACCGGCACGGCGTAGGGCTGGGCGGTGCCCACCACCCCCAGCACGCCGTCGGCCAGGCGCTCCACGCTGCCGTGAATGCTGGCGCGCAGGGTGCCCATGGCGGCGGGGGTGCGGTCTACCACCTCGGATTGCATGTGCTGGGTGGCTGCATGCATGTAGGCGTCCAGCTCCTGGCGCACGATCTCCGGCGACTTGCGGAGGGCCTGGTCCAGACGGTCCCAGCCCTCCAGGGTGATGGTCAGGTCGCCCGCCATCAGCGATGCCGTGACGGGTGGGTGAGCCGGTCGCGCCCCAGGCTGTCCGGCAGGTTGAGGTTGACCGTGGCGCTGGCGGCCACGCGGCGGTTGGGGTCGATGCCCAGGGCGTCGGAGTAGCGCTGCCGCGCGGCCCGGGCCAGGCTGCGGTACACGTCGGCCTTGCTGCGCCGCTCCACGCTGTCGGCCTGGATGGTGCTGTCGGAGTCCTGGCCGTACAGCCGGGCCATCTGGTCCAGCAGGATGGCGGCGGCGAGGCTGGACAGGGGCTCCCTGTCCCGCTGCGGGATGGTGTCGGTGCTGGCGTTGAGGGTGTGGGGCACCAGCAGGGTGGCGCGGATGGTCTCGCCATTGGCCACGGCGCCGGCCAGGCGGATCTCGTCGCCCATGGGCCCGGGCACCACGCCGTACAATTCGGCGGAGACCAGGGACACGGGCCATTCCCCCACCGGGTATTCCAGGCTTGCGATGCGGCTGTCGCCATCCACCCAGGCCGTTGGCAGCGGCAGGTAGTTGCTGCCGTCCGCCGTCACGTCCTCCACCACCTGGCGGGGCCGGTCCTTGCTGTACTGCGCCACGGCCATGCCGATGGCGCGGTCCAGCTCCGGCGCGGCAATGTGGCCCGCGTCGTCGCGGAGCTGGTCCGCCACCATGGTCTGGATGTCGTAGAGGGACATGAGGGGATGGCCTCCTGGTTGCCTGACTGAAGCCCCCCTCCGTGGGGAGAGGGGCTTGGATCAGATGACCAGGCTATGGATCAGGGCACCACGGCCTTGGTGGTGGCCTTGTGGCCATCCACGTCGATGGTGCCGCCGTAGATGTGGCGGATCTTGTAGGTGACCTGGTCGTTGCTGAACAGGCTGCCCACGGTGGGGCTGTCCTGCATGAACAGCTCCGGCTCCTCCTGACCGTCCAGGAAGCCGATCTCCACGCAGGGCAGGCGGGTGGGGTCGGCCACCGTGCACCAGTCGTTGGCGTCGGTCCAGTAGGCCGGCACGATCACCTGGGGCTTCTGGCTCTGCACGAAGGTCTCGTCCAGGTTGGTGTCCCGGTGGAACAAGTCGAAGGCGGCCTTCTCCAGCTCGAAGGGCACCAGCAGGAAGGAAGGCGACACGCCCAGGCGCTTGGCACTGCCGGTTCGGGTCTGTTTCACCATGGCCTGGCGGTGGGTCTCGTACTCGGTGGCGGACAGGGCAGCCGTGAACAGGTTGGCGTGGCTGGCGTGGTACAAGGCCACACTGTCATAGGTGCAGGTGGGGTTGGTGCGATAGAAATCGAACACGAACTCGTACAGCGTGTTCGCCGCCGCCAGGGCCAATTCCTGGGGGATGCGGGCGATGGCGCGAACGTCATCGTTCTTGATCATCTCCAGGGTGACGCTCTCCAGGCCACCGCGCTTGGTCACAGCGTAGGATGCATTACCATCGGGAGGCGAAGTCAAGGGCGTGTAGGCCCCGCCTTGCGCCACGATGGGCAGGTTTCCATAACCGCCATAGCTGACCAGATTCTGGGTGCGGAAATCGTTGACATCGCCCACCTTGACCACTTTTCGCCAAGCTTGCAGGTCGGTCATGCCGGCGTAGATTTGCTGCAATCTCCGGGCGATGGAGCTGCCGAGCACTTCCTGCCAGGATGAAGTGTCCAGGGCCTCCCGCATGCGTACAGCATCACATTCATTCACACGCCCGGTGATTCCCTTATCACCGGTGATCGCCACATAGCATTCCCGGAAAGACCGGAATGACTTGGGAGATGGGCTGAAGAAATCATCGAGCATCTGCTCAGCCAGGCTCGTTCCACGCTTCATCATGTTGCCCTCCTCAGTCGAAACGGTAGATAAAGCCGGCCTGCTTCATCTCAGCGATGATGTCTTCGGCGCGCTGGTTGGCGGCATCGACGAATGCAGCGCTATCAGCGTTCATCAGCGCTTCAAGGGATGCGCCGATGCCCGGGTTGACTTTCGGCAGATAAAGGCGCCGGTTGAAACCATTGGAATTGCCGGCCTTGTAGCGCAGCATGACGTTCTGCACAGCTGCCATCCGCACAGCGGCCTCAGCCACATCGGGGGCCAGAGACGAGTAGTGATTGCAGGTCCGCGCGAACACGCGGTCAAGAAACATGCCCAGGTCACGCTGATATGCCAGCTTCAGGTCGCGCTTCTTCAATTCCAGGGCGTCGATTCTGGTCTGGATATTTGCGGCTATCGCCTGGCAGTCAGTCTTTCGCTGAACGATTTCAGTGATCTTCTTGAGCAAGTCATCGGCCTCATTCTTGGCCGCTTTGTCACCGCTCACCCTGAATTCCGTGAGGGCGGCGATCCGCCCTTCTTCGATTTCGAGGCGGGCCGCCTCCAGTTCTGCCTCCTTGCTCAACTCACCTGAACGCAAGGCGCTGAGCCGCGAAATTTCGGCCATCAATTCCTTGATCTGGGCCACGCTGCCGTAAGCCTGTTCAATGGCCACATCATCATTCGTCTCGACGGCGTCTTTGGAGGCACCTCTGATCGGTGCAATGATGCGGGACAACAGCCCCGCCAACGGGGGGGATTTTTTCTCGGCCATCTGTTCGGCTCCTTCATCTTTAACCTGGTGAAAGAAGCGTGGCAGATGTCTTTATCAAAGGTTATTAGCCTGGACTAAAACTTTCTGGTAGCGGCGTCTACGTTCTGCGCCTTGCAACGCCGTTGCTCATCGTTGAGGCCTGGCCATGCAGGCGTTCACCAGCCAGGAATAGATACACGGTTTCCAGGCCGTGCCGATGGTGTGGCGATGGCCACCGCTGGCCCAGTACGGCGGCCAGCAAGCCTTTCGTTTTCGGATGGAGGTGGCTTACCTTCACGCGCCCCTCGTGCGCTTCGCAAAGCCGTTGCGCCTGGCGAATCTGGCAGCGCGCTCCGGATGATTGCGGCGCCATTCCCTCAGCGCCTGCTCCAGGTCCACCAGGTTCATGCCTCGCACCATGAGGCGGTAGGCGTACCGGGAAGCCAGGAACCCGGTCCACACCATCACTGCCAAGCCCGCACTGGCCATGAGGGTGAAGCCGATCCAGTAGGCGATGAAGTTCATGAGGTAATCAGTCACGGTCCATATCCCAGATGTTCACGCCCGCCCAGCCCAGAGTCAGCCTCAGCAACCCCATTGAGGGCTCTATATGGACCCTTACCTGCATTGGTTATTCCATAGGCCTGCACATCATGGGAGACCAAGGCAAGCTATTGCCACGGAACAGGTGTTAGAACACGTGTTGCAGGGCCGTTTTTGCCTTTTGGCATACCTGATATGCCCCATGTTGAGCAGAACGCCTCCTGGGCCTTCTGTTGCATTACCGGGCTCCCCGTTTTTTCCGCGCCCGCTCCTTGTTCTGCCAATACCGGTGCACGGTGGCATGGCCCACACCGCGCTTGGGTCCGAAGCGCTCCCGGCAGGCGATCTCGATCTCCATGAAGGTCATGCAGGTCAGGCATTCGTCCACGAAGGCCCGCTGCTCATGATCCAGCAGCAGCCGGGGCGGCTGCCCTTGCAAATGCAGGCCCTTCCATTCTTCCAGGGTGGTGACCAAGTGCTTGCGGCGGTGTGGCTTCATGGTGGCTCCTAGACGGCTTTCCGGCGGGCGCCGGACTTGTGATCGAGCATCCGCCCCAGCACACCGATGCACTTGCCGGCGGCTACGTCCGTCAAAAAGCGCGCGTGGGAGACGTGGAAATGGGTTTCCAGCCAGCGGCCCAGGGCCAGGTCATCATCCCGGCCCGTGTAGGCCCGCCACATGGCCCGGACCTTGCCCAGCTGGGCGGGGGTGGCCATGCCCGACCGCCGGGCGTTCTGGGTGCGCCCGAAGCCGGCGCGGGTGCCACGGAAGCCCAGGCGTTCAAACTCGGCCATGACCATGTTGAAACCGGCCACGTCCAGCTGGGAAGAGGAGGAAACCCCGGCAGCACGCATCAGCAGTGCCCGGTAATCCGCTTCCTCCATGCCCAGCTTGGCCTTGGCCACGTGGATCAGGGACTTCTTGGGGTTGGTGATGGGCATGGCTATGCTCCTGTACGGTCCGGTTTGGGCAGCGCCGGCAGGGGCATCCAGTGGGTTACCTCACCCCGAACCTGCCTGCCGGTCTCCTCAGACATGAATTCGCCATGGAACAGGCCGGCCACGATGGGGGGATGGCCATCACTGCGATAGCACAGCACATCCGTTGCAGATGGCGGCATGCAGTCGGCGCACTTGATCCACTCCATGGTCACCCCTCAGATCGCGATGTTGGCGGGATGGGACAACACCTCCACCAAGTACGCTTCCAGGCTGCAGGCCATGCCGCGTGCTGCCGTGGTGCTGCTGGCCGACGAGGATGGGCGCACGATTGTGCGCAGGCATTGTCGCCGCGCAAAGTTGCCTATTGCCGCGCTCGAACGCCTGCTCAACGAGCTCATGCGCAGCAGCGGCGTGGAACGGCGCCGCGCCTTCTTTGCCGTCTGTGACGACGTGCTGGACGCGCCCGAGGAAGAAGGCGAGATCTGATGCTGCTGCGTACGCTGACGCTGCGGGACTGGAAGGCGTTCGAGAACGCGCGGTTCGACTTTCCGGCCCCGACGGCGGGTCGGAACGTCGTGCTGATCGGCGGTCGCAACGGCTATGGCAAGACGACGCTGTTCGAGGCGATCGCGCTTGGGCTGTTCGGGCGCGAGGGCATCGGCCTGGTCGGGCGGGCCGCTGCCGCCGCGGATGACGAGAGGAAGACCACGTCTTATCGCGACTTCATGCAGCGCGCGCTGAACGGGCGGGCACGCCGGCAGGGCCGGCTCAGCTGCCATGTCGGCCTGGTCTTCCAGGACGATGCCGGCGCCCCGATCGAGCTCGATCGCACCTGGAACTTCACCGAGACGGGCCAGCTGAAGGTCGGTGAGCTCGGCGAACAGCTGCGCATCCGCCTCGGCGAAGGGCGATCGCCCAATGGTCCGCCGCCGGACAGCCCCGATCCGGCAGGATGGTATCGCGACTTCCTGAGCAGGACCTTCCTGCCAAGCCACCTGGCCAGCTTCTTCCTCTTTGATGGCGAACAGGCCTCCGTCTATGCCGAGCGCGACATGGCCCAGCAGGTCGGCGAGGGGATCGAGGGGCTGCTTGGGCTGTCCTGGTTGCGCAAGCTCGCCGAGGCACTGCGCGACTATGCGCGCACCCGCCGCAGCCAGCTGCCGAAGGATGCGACCAGCGGCACGATCGAGCGGCTGCAGGGCGAGATCGCCGACGACGAGCAGGCGATCCGGCAGGCAGAGACCCGATTGGCCGAGCTGGCCACCGAGTCGCAGGACGCGGACCGGGAGTTCGAGGCGCTGTCACGGGAGCTGATGGGTTATGCCGGTGGTGGCAGCCAGGCCGAGAAGCAGGAACTGATCGCGCAGCGTGAGCAGCAACGCGCCGCCTACCGGAAGGCCGAAGATCAGCTCTTCGAGATCGTCGAGCGCGAGTTGCCGTTCGCGCTTGCCGGCACGGGGCTGCGGCAGCGACTGGCGGACCGGCTTCGTGCGGAAGGCAAGCACGCGCAGTGGGCGGCCGCCAGGGACGAGGCCGAACCGAGGGTGGCGGGGGCGGTCATGCGGGTCGAACGTCGCCTCGGCACGATCGTGCCGGCGCTTTTGCCACATCAGCGGGACGCGGTCGGCCTTGCCGTGCGCGAGGAGCTGACCCAGCTCTGGCATCCACCGCCCGAGGGCGCAGCCGCCGAGCTGCGCCATGCGCACCTGCAAGCCGGCGACCGGGATCAGGTCATCGCGCGCCTGAGCGATGCGGCGCGGATCGGTGCCGAACGGCTCGACGAGCTGCTGCGGGCGAAGGATGCGGCGGCCGCGGCGGCGCGCAGACTGAATGAGGAAATCGAGGCGCGATCGCTGTCCACGCCGCAGCTGGAGG